TTTCTGAGTCAAGTGCAACATACTCACTTTCACAATCTCTTGCCTCTATGATAAATCTACTTGCCTCTCTACTATCTTGTATGCCAAATGCCATACTTTCATCTATCTCTACAACTTTCAATTGTCCAGATACATACTTTTGAATATTACTTTTAGAGTCTTCCCATAAGTCTCTAACTTCTGGTTTAAAAGCAAGCATTGATGGATTTATGACAGGGATAAACTTTTTGTCTACCACTTTACCACTATACTCCATAATAGATGTAACATTAGTAAAAAACTTTAGACATTCAGACCCGATTAGTATTATCCAATCATAACTATCTATGTCTATTTCTATATCAACATCTCTCTTTAATACTTTCTTCAAACTTGGGTCAGAGGCTAAAGAATATCTATCAAACTCAAATGAATTATCAAAGTGTCCAATAAAATCGGTCTTTGATGGTTTACTTTCTATTAGTGCTACTCTAGCCATATAATCTCCTTTTTAATCTAGTAACTCCCTCTTTTGTGAAGTTGCCAGGGTCATTTCCCTGTTTTAATTTTATTGTTTGATGAGCAAGACCAAGTTCATCACATATAGACTGCACTCTAGTGGCAGCTGTTTGCCCTGCTTCATCTCCGTCAAACATAATATCCATTCCTGTTGCGCCTTGCATTTTTAGAATAGATAGTTTTACCCAATCTACAGACTGTGTTCCAAAACAACAGACTGTATTTTTTAATCCTTTATCCCATAGATTGAGAGCATCAAATATACCCTCAACTAATATTACCCTATTTTGTATCATTTTTGGTTTTGCAGGACATAATGGTAATTTTAATCCTGGTGGGTAGATATGATACTTAGGTCTTGTTGGGTCATCTTTTAATAATCTTCCAATCAATCCTACTGTCTTCCCTGTTATATCTCGTATAGGAAAGACAACTCTACCTGTAAATTTGTCTCCATCGTCCCAAGTAAAAGCACTCCATATTTTTAATGTTTCTGCACTAATATTTCTTAGTGTTCCATTATACATCATTGCTCCTGTTGGCATTTTTAATCCAACACTTGAAGCTTTCTTTTCTGCTATTTTCTCTTTTAACAATGCTCTTTTTACTTCAAGAGGTGACTGAGGTGCACCAAAGAAAGTAAATAAATTACCTTTGAAACCACAAGAGAAACAATGAAACATTCCTGTAACTTTGTCTACTCTCATAGAAGGGTTGTTATCATCATGCTCAGGGTTCAAGCATTTTATAACTGCATCTTTCCCCGATAATGTATAGTCAACACCTTTATCATCTAGTAATTGTACTGCTTCCATTAGTGTATATCTCCTCCTTCCATTTGTAATTCCATCTCTGCTTCATACATTGGTCTAAACTCTTCCAATGTAGGAATCTTTATATAAAGTTTATTACTTATATTATATTTATGTAGTTCTCTTACATACTTAATATAAGCTGTTTGTAACTGTTTTTCTGTATATAATATCATTCTAACCCCTCATTAATATTTGTGGCTATTTCTATTACATCATCTTTTTTGTACCATATTCCTGATAATACTTTTGTATATCTAAATCCAAACTCTGGGTCAAAATGTTCTACCACATATCTAGGTAGCCCAAATAGTGACCTATCTTTGAATACTCTTACTTCTCCAACTGTTTCTACTAATAATCTCATGAGTATCCATTCCTGTCGTTATCATTGAAATACATATAAACCAAAAACATTGCTACTATTATTATTGTTGTTGTGTCCATTCTAACTCCTTTGGTAAATCTTCATCACAATGCGGGCACTTTAGTGGTAATCCTAGTAATTTTCTAAGGATACAATCTTTTGCCCATTCTTTAAAGTTCATTTACTGATTCTCCTGTTGCCATACTTTCTTTCATTTCTTCTCTTTCTTCTGGATTCATCACAGATTGCGGTCCAATTCGTAATGTTTCCCAATCCATTTCAGAAGTAAAGTCTCTCATTTGTGCACTTCTCATTTTCTGACAGCTGAAAGTAATACAACTATCTTCTTGATTCCATGCGTTAAGACTGTAGGCTGCATCAGCAGCATCAAGTATACCTTTTGCAAATCTTGCTTCTCCTGTTGCATCAGTTTGATATGGAGAGAACACCATAGTTTCATACTCTTGAGCCATAGACTTCAAAGCTTTACTAACTTCTATCTGTTCTGTCCACTCATACTGACGACCTTGTGCTAGCGAGCGTTTGACTTGGTTGAGGTAATCTACAATGATTACTCCAACATCTGGTAATTGATTCATTTTAGTTTTTAAAACTGCGTCAATTTTTCCAATAGTAAGTATAGGGTCATAGATTATCTCTATTTGCCTATCTTCTCGTAAACTTCCCTTAACTAGTTTAGTGTGCATGGCATCAAAGTTACGATGTTCATAAAAGTCAACTAAATGACCTTCACTATCTTCGTATCTATCACACCACCATTTTGCTACTCTATTCCATTCATCTTGGGATAAGTTTTTCTGTTTTAATCTGTTAACTGGAACATTTGCTCCTAAAGCACAGATTCTTTGTAGGATTTGTCTACTATCCATCTCAATCGTGAAATAAACAGCAGACCTTCCTTTTTCGTATATACTATTAGCCAGGTTTGCACAGGTAATAGATTTACCTGCACCTCGTCGTCCTCCCACTAGCACTAAGTCCTTGGGAGAAAATGAAAAGTCTAAATCATACTCCTGATTTAATCCTAAAGTTACATACTTGCCAAGTTCATCTTCTGCATCAAACAGTTCAATCTTTGACATGTTTTCTTCAGGCGGAGTAGTATCTACCTTTTCTGAAACCTCGATAACTATTTCTTGTAGTCCTTCGAGATTTTCTTCAGCTGTAGAGAACGCAATCGTTTCATCTACATACTTATCTATCTGAGATAATATCTCATTTTGTGTGTATTCGTTCTTTTGGTAATCAAGCAGAGTGTCTGCATCGATTTCTGTTTCTATCGATTCTATCGCAAAAACCATTTCCTGTAGTTTGGAATCCCTAATTTCAAACTTTAAATCTTCAAACGAAGGAAGTCTCCCATATCTGTCGACATGCGAGTTAACTATTTTCCATAGCGATTTATATTCTTGAGGTAAATAAGATTCCTTCAGTTCTGTCCAAACTGAAATATGTTCTTGTGATATAATTTGATGCAACAGTGCTGATGCAAGTGTCAATGCTTTTCTCCCAAAAAACATGAGTGAGGATTACTCCCCACTCACTTAAATTAAACTAATAAAATTAGCTGACTGATTTTTCTTTTCTAGCTGAACCATCGTAGTCTGCTGATGCAAGACCTCTTCTTGTTAGCATTGTTTTCACGCCTCTAACAGTTTTGCCGATGTTTTCTGAGATTTCTTCTACAGTCATTGAAGCAATATCTAAGTCTGCAAAAGGGTCAGCTTTGTTTGAGCCTTTTGTGAACTCTTGCTTAGGAATAGCGTTAATATCGCCACTTCTAAGTAAAGAAAGAGCTTTACCTCTGATAGAGTTTACACTTCTGTCAAGAGTTTCAGCTATAGCTTCTACGAAAGCACCATCGTTTACCATTTGAATAAACTGTGCTTCTTCGTCTTCGTTGTAAGTTCTAGGTGTTACAACTTTCTCTGCTGGTTTAACATGTTCTGTTAATTCCATAGAAAGGATTTTTCCTTGTATTGATTTAGCAGAAAAATGTCCGTTTTCAAAAGACTCTGCTATTTCAGCGTATGTATATGTTCCGCTGTTTGATTCTACAAAATTTTGTAGGGTTGCTTCTTGTTCATCAGAAAATGCTTTAGTTGCTGATGAAGAAGCTAATTCAACTTCATAACCCATTTTTCTCAACTTGCTAGAAACACTTCTTGTTGAAGTTTCTAACATATCAGCAGCTTCAGCTACTTGATGTTGGGAAACAGGTCCGTCACCGACAAAGTTAACCAGTTGATCGGTTCTCTCGTCTGTCCACTTTGGTAATGCCATAATTATTCCTTTTATAATATTTCCTTTATATTTGTTATTATCTTTACGCCTTTTGCTCTGGCATTATTAGTTTTAGAACTATCAATGCCACTTTCGTTTATAAGTATTGTAACGGCGTTTGTCACACTACTTTTTACTGTATAACCAGCTTTCTCAAGCACTGCATGAGCAGCTGATTTATTCGGATAACTTTTAAGCTTTCCTGTGATACAGACGACTCCTTTACTCTCTTCTTTTACACTTTTTTGTTTCGTCTTGAAAGAGAAAGGAAGTTTGTCGTATTCATAGGGATAAAACTCATCTTCTATCCAGTTTATTAAGTTTTGAGAAGCCTTCGGACCTAGACCTGCAAGACGACAGGAATCCCAATTAATTTGAGATATATGTTCAATTTTAGAACATATCTTCGAAGCAACTGACCTGCCAACAAGTGGAATACCAAATGCTGGGAGGAGTTCTTCGAGACCTTTGTCTGTGGATAAAGCAATCTCTTTCCAGAGTTTACTACCCAATCTCTCAGAATTTAAGAGGTCAGAAATCACTGGCTCTTCAAGAGAGTATATGTCGTGAAAGTCCTGTAACTCTAGTTTCTGAATGGTCGAAGGTCCGAGACCTTTTATTTTGAGGTGTTTGGCAAAGCCTTCCACCCGTTTGTCCCACTTAGCAGGACAATGGTCGTTTAAGCAATACAAAATATCCTTAACAAGTTTTAGACTTGATTTACAACTTGGACATTCTGTTGGTATTGCTATCATTCTTTTCTCAAAATATATTATATATTATACTAAGATTCTGACCATTTGTCAAGATTTATTTTTCGGGAAGTCCTGTAGAATTGAGGACGAAATTTTGAAACACTCCGTATGTCCTCCAAACTTAATTTTTGGACTATACTTGTCTTGCTGATATTTAGTATGAAGTTCTTGTTCATACTTCCAGCAATTGTAAATCGTGTCATGGAAAGTTCTTTGGATTCTTAAATCATATCCTTTGAAGCCACGACTGCGCTTAATTACATGGCGCCAGTCTTTCCCACTAGCAATTCCGACTTTGATACATTCGCGTTCCCATGTTCTTGTGTTTACCAAAATCACGCCATATAAAACTCCTTCCCTTTCTTTTTCTAGT